AAGTTGTATCTTAAACAGCAGATTTGTTTAGAGACCCTTGTTATCATGCAGAAGATCTTTTCTTATGTAAAAGACTTTGATGCTAAGATGACTGATCCAGTATGGGTTTCTACGAAACTAAAGGTAGTAAAATACGAACCCTTTTTAAATCTAGATGTGTTTAAATATAAGAAGACTCTGAAAGAGGTTTATCTATGAGCAGTTTTTTTGATTCTCCTGTAATTCAAGAAGAAATGCAGGAGATGTTCAAGCTTTTCACTGAGATTAATCAGATGGGAATCTTGATGACCCCAACTCAAAAGAAAGTTCAGCTTGAAAAGATGCTGAGGTTGATTGAGATGCAACAGATTCAGTATGTCAGGATTTCCCTGTCCGACGATCCAAATGCCAAGGAGATGTTGACAAAGATGAAGGACGCTGCTAAGATCATTGGTATGGATCCCGAGGGCATCAGTTCCTCCATGTACGACAAACTGAAAAAACAAGTTAAAGACATGATCCAGGCTCTTGACGCCCTCTAAATACTAAGTTATGATGTGAGAGTGGACAAGACAAATACAACTAATACGGAGAATACGAATGTCATTTGCAACACTTAAGAAGTCTTCAGGTTCCCTTGATAAACTTCTTTCGCAGGTAGAAAAACTGAATAGTACTGAGTCAAACAGCGGAGCTGATGAGCGTTTCTGGAAACCTGAACTTGATAAAGCAGGTAACGGTTATGCTGTTATTCGTTTTCTTCCTGCACCCGAAGGCGAAGACCTGCCTTGGGCGCAAGTTTGGAGTCATGCCTTCCAAGGTCCAGGTGGATGGTATATTGAGAACTCCCTCACAACTTTAGGCAAAAAGGATCCTGTCTCTGATTACAACAGGGTTCTCTGGAACAGTGGCAGTGACTCTGACAAAGAGATCGCTCGCAAGCAAAAGCGTAAGCTGTCCTACTACACCAACATCTATGTGGTGCAAGACAGTGCTAATCCTCAGAATGAAGGTAAGGTCTTTCTGTACAAGTTCGGTAAGAAGATCTATGATAAGATTACCGAAGCAATGAAGCCTGCATTTGAGGATGAAACTCCTGTGAATCCTTTTGATTTCTGGACTGGTGCCGATTTCAAACTGAAGATTCGTAAGGTTGAAGGTTACTGGAACTACGACAAGAGTGAGTTTGCTCCCTCTAGTGTTCTTGGTGGGTTCAGTGATGACAAACTGGAAGCGATCTGGAAGAAAGAGTATTCTCTGGTAGAGTTTACCGATGCCAAGAACTTCAAGACCTATGAGGAACTGAAGGAAAGGATGGATACCGTTCTGAACAGCACTGCCCCAGCTCGTATTGATCGTGAGACCTTTGAGGATGAAGAGGAAGTCTCTTACACTCCTCAGTTCACCACTCGTGAACCTGTAGCAGCACCTGCTCCCTCTCGTTCAGTCTCGGTGAGTGACGATGAAGATGATACCATCAGCTACTTCGCTCGTCTTGCTGAAGAAGATTGATTCTTCTTCCTGAAACCAAAATCACCTTTTAATTTCCAAAAACCCCGAAAAAAAATTCGGGGTATTTTTTTGCTCCAGGGTTTTTTGGAATTACATTGAGATATTAACTGGATTGATGCCGATGACAGTTCCAGTTGCTCTTACCAGAGATTGCTGATATGCTTCTACAAATGCTTCAATGTACTCTGGTCTAATAATTTGAATCTTTTCTTTTTCATCATTCAATCTAACTTCATAATCAAAGTAACTGATTGATTTAGTTGGGTTGAGAGATACAAAAGATCCATTGTCATAATACGAGACGTTGTATGAATCAGGAACTACCAATCCCTCTGGAACAATCAATTCGTCAGCACTATTTCTAACTTCATAGGTTTCATACTGTTTGATTGCATAGGGATTATCATATTTGTTCAAAACATACTCTTTCAGTGTTTCCTGTGACTTTGGCCATTGCTCATGAAAATTGACAATATCATTAGCAATCAAAATAGTCCAATCATAAAAAGAGTTTTGATAAATCTTGTGGGCAATGATATCAGGACGCTCAGCATTTACTATGATATACTCATCAAATAAATTTAGTTTATTTTTAAATTCTGCTAGAATATTATTTCTTCTCCAAAGATTCTTAGCAAAATATAACTTTGGATTAGTGAAAGAATCACTAATACTGTATATTACGTCTGGTAAAATAGAAACAGTCATTAGTAAAGACCTCCTTGGAATCCTTCATTTGTATTTTCAGCAAAATCAGTTTGACTGAGAGCTGTAATTTCTGTAAATGTGCATTTCATTGTCATGTATGGAATTTTTCCATCTTGAGTTGTAACCATATTATTCATTGGGGAATAATTGAAGCTACATCTAGTTAAAGCACATAATTTTGTTCCAGGTAATTCTGGATGTCTTATTGGTTTCTCTACTTTTCCATTATTTACTGGAATAAACTTTGGTGTAAGAACAAAAACGTTTGGAAATCCTAAAACACCTCCAGTCCCAGTTTTGTCTGCTCTTGGGTGCATTGCAATTTTCATGAATCTAGAAATTTTACTAATTTCTTTTTGTTCCTTATCATTATTAGCAAACATATCAAATGATAGATCAAATTCTCTAAAATTCATACTTTTAAAGAATTGAATCGCATTTTCATTTGGAGCAAGTCCAGCCAATCCCAATACATTAGACAATCCTTGTCCTTGGAATCCAAGAGCACTATTGATGCCAAAAGGATCAAAAAGACCTTGAATTGCACCATTAATACCTGCCTGAATTGCTGGTCCAGTTGATGTTCCACCTATTGTTGGTGGAGGATTTGGGTTAGTTTTAGGATTTGGATCTAATTTAGTGTTTAAAAAATCCTGGGCAAATTGCCCAAATGCAGCAGAAACACCACCTAATGTCGCAGTAAGTGCTCCCCCTTTAGCAAAAGAATCTAGATCTGAAAATAAAAGTGCTAAAGTTCCCAGTTTAAATGAATTATCCCATTGTGCCCCGTAAGATGCTTGAAATTCATTTGGTAGTGGTAAATTTATGACAGTTGCATCACTATTTTCTTTAGGATTGATGAATATAGATGCGTTGCCATTTACATTTTGTTGTATCTGTTGTATCAAAGCTTGGGCGCCCAAATTTGGATCTGGGGGTTGTCCAGATGCCGTTCCTTGCACCGCAGCTCCAGGAGTCACTGCAGGAGAAGCTGGACTAGTTCCTCTAGAAATTGGACCCGTTGTTCTGAGAACATTAGCGGTTCCAGTATTATATGCACTTGCTACCAAATTTCCAAATCCATTTACAAGTCCAGCAGCAGCACCTCCATTTCTTAGATTTCCACTAATATCTTTGGTTTTATTTTGAGCAGCTTTATCCAAACCTATGTTATACTGATAGCTCGTAATTTCAAGATACGAAGCATATCCAAATTGAGTTAATTTTGTTGGGTAACTAAGAGTAGCCATTAACGTTTTTTTCTATTTTCGTGGAATTTTTCTAATGGAAGTTGAGATAGAATAGTGACATCTTCCACGCTCAATTCAAAAAACAAATTATCTGCTTTTTTGGGAATATAGTAGTGTAAGGTTTTTTCAGGTAACCTAATAGAGCTATTTAGATATGATAATCTCTCTTTTGGGGTTGCATAATGAAAGTTAGCTCCTAAGTAGTTATTTCCCGCTATTTCCAACATCTGAACCAAAGGATATTGATCCCATTTTTTCAAAATTGATTTAAATTTAGGATCATATTCAAAAATGTAGTATTTTCCAATTTCGGGAAGATCTGTTGCTTGATCAAATAGTCTATTGAAAACTTCTTGTCGTAAATTAGCGGGTGTAATACTTTGACCTTTTAATTTGGTTACAAGATCTTCAAATTTTGAGTTCGTCTTCTGTGATGATTTTGAAGATCCACGCTCTGTCCTCGCAGAAGTTCCTTGCTGCTTCCCATTTTGCTTGGTTTTTGGCATAAGTCGTTACCTCATAGAGATAATGTTTGCTCATTCTCTTTTGAGGTTTTGGACCATTGACTTGTGCCTTTGGTTTGACCTCTACCAAGTAAGATTGAATAGTTCCATTCGTGTTTTTGACTTTAACATAGAAGTCTGGGAAATAGCGATGCCATTTATTATCAAGTGGTGATTTATATGGAATAGCTATCTCTTCACTGTTCCATTCTATAACGTTGGGGTTGATATCACAGTAATGCATGAATTT